CAAGGTCGGCGTGCAAGGGCCCACCGGCGCGGCCAATCACCAAGACTCGCGCCTGACGGTCGCTCAGATCGCCACGGTCCACGAGTTCGGCAAGACCATCCACCAGCCCCGCCTCGGCCGCACCATCGTCATCCCGGAGCGGTCGTTCCTGCGCGCCACGATCGACCAGTACGCGGCCGCGCTCGCCCGCCGCAACGTGCTTCTCATGCAGGGCTACATGCTCGGCAAGTTCGAGATGAAGGCCTCGCTCGAGCTCCTCGGGCAGTACGTGGTGGGGCTCGTCAAGCAGCGCATCGCGCTCGGCATCCCACCGCCTAACAGCCCGTACACCATCCGCCGCAAGGGCTCGTCCAAGCCGCTCATCGACACCGGCCAACTCCGCAACTCCATCACGTACAAGGTCGAGCTCGGCGTGCCGCTCACGACCCACCGGGAGGTGGCGTAGTGGACTGGCAAGCGACCGAGGACGGCCTGCGCGCCTGGGTGGTGGCCATGACCGGGGCCCTGCCCGAGGCCGTCGCGTGGGACTCGGCGCCGGTGGTCATGCGCCGGTTCCCGCAGATCGACTTGCGGCTGTTCGACCACCGCGCGCGCGACGGCATGTCGCCCGAGATCGTGTACCCGGACGAAGCCCACGACGGCCTCGTCTACCCGGTGGCGGTGGCGCAGCGCGCGTGCTCGTGGTCGATCACCGTTACCACACGCGATCAGCGCGCCAACGGCAAAGCGTACGTGATGCTGGACGCGCTCGCGGTCATGCTCGAGCTGCCGTTCGCGGCCGCCAAGTTCAGCGAGCTCGGCCTGGCGCTGCTCGACTTCGGGCGCGTCATCCCGAACACCGACTTGCCCCGGGACCACCGCGACGAGTCGCAGGCCGTGCTCACGCTGCAGCTCGGGTACGTGACGACGGTGACCGTGCCGCCGGGCGTCGTGGGCGCGGGCCTCTCAATCATCGAGCACGTCGAAATCGGCGGCGTCGCCATCGACGTAGCCGTCCCGATCGTCATCGAGCCCGAGATCACCCCGCCGCTGGAGGTACCCCCGCCATGAGCGCAGTCAGCGAAGTCATCGAGACGCAGATCGACATCCGGGACGCGGCCGTGTCGCAGCAGGGGTTCGGCACGCCGCTCATCGCGGCCGCCCACGACTTCTGGCCCGAGACGGTGCGGACCTTCTCGGCGCTCGCCGACCTGGTCACGGCGCCGCTCAACGTGCCCACCACGCACCCGATCTACGTCGCGGCAAAGGCCCTGAAGGCCCAGCAGCCGTCGCCCACGCAGTTCAAGGTGGGCAAGCGCGCGTCGCTGGCCACGCAGGCGTTCAAGCTGACGCCCTCGGTCGCCGCCGCCGGCTCCAAGTACGACTTCCGCATCGACGCCAAGCCGATCACCGCCACCGCCGCAGCCGCCGCCACGGTGGCCGACGCGTGCACCGCCATCGCCGCCGCCATCACGGCGGTTACGCCCCCGCTCGGCGTCACCGCCGCCGCCACCGCCACCGAGGTCACGGTCACGGCCTCCACCCCCGGCGCCCGGCACACCTTCGGCACCACGTACGCCAATATCGCGTACGCCGAGACCACGCCTGACCCCGGGATCGAGGACGACCTGAACGCCATCTGGGCCGCCGACGCCGAGTGGTACGGGCTCGTCATCGACTCGGTCGGGGCCGCCGAAATCCTCATCGCCGCGTCGTGGGCCGAGGCGCAGGACGCCATGCTGTTTTTCGCCACCACGCAGGACGCTGATTGTCTGACGGCGTCCGCGACCGACGTGTGCACGCAGCTCATGGCGGCGACGCTCCAGCGCACCATCCCGCTGTGGCACCACCGCGGCGCCGAGCAGTACGCGTGCGCGGCGTGGGCCGGCAAGATGCTTCCCAAGGCGCCGGGCTCGGCCAACTGGGCCAACAAGTCGCTGTCGCTCGTGGACATGACGCCCTTGTCCGACACCCAGCGCGGCCACCTCCGGAGCAAGAACTGCAACTACTACGTGTCGGTCAAGCGCATCGGTTTTACGCTCGACGGCCGGGCGTCCGGCGGGCGGTACGCCGACATCACGCATGGGCTCGATTGGTTCGAGGCGCGGCTGCAGGAGCGCATCGTCGCCATGTTCGCCAACAACGACAAGGTGCCGTACACCGACGCCGGCATCCAGCTGTGCCGCTCGCAGGTGGACGCTCAAATCCTGAGCGGCATCACGGCCACCATCGTCGACCCGGCGCAAAAGTGGTGGACCTCGGCGCCGGCGGTGGGGACGGTCGACCCGAACGACAAGGCCGCCCGGCTGCTGCGCGACGTGCGGTTCGAGTTCGTGCTGCAAGGCGCAGTAAACAAGGTGCTGATTCAAGGGACCGTCCTCGTGGCGGCTGCGTGATCCGTCATGGCAATGCGAGCCTGGGACCTGCGTGACCTGACCATTTCGCTCAACGCCGTGCCGCTCGTGGGCGGGTACGGCGAGGACGAGGTGATGGCGCTCGAGTGGGAGGAGGACCAGTTCGTGGCCTTCGTCGGCGCCGACGGCGAGGTCGCGCGCGCGAGCACCAACAACGGCCTGGCCACCGTGACGCTCACGTACGCCCAGACCAGCGCCGCCAACGACCGCTTGTCGGCGCTGCTGATTGCCGACCGCGCCGCGCCGAACGGCGCCGGCGCCGGCCACTTCCAGGCGCGCGACGTCAACGGGCGCATGCTCGTGGAGTCCGAGCGGGCGTGGGTGATGGCGTTCCCGTCGGTGACGCTCGGCAAGACGATTCAGACCGTCGAGTGGAAGATCCAGCTGGCGGACGCGGCGATGTCGACCTTCATCGGCGGGCGGTGACCGGTGGCCATCGAATCCCGCGAGCGGCGCATCGGCGCCACCACGTACCGCATCACGCAGCTCCCAGCCAAGCGTGGGCGCGCGATGCTGGTGCGCTTCGTGCGGCTGCTCGGGCCTGGGGCGGGGGCCTTCGTCGGTGGGCTCGCCCGCGGCAAGGGCGGCTGGGACTTCGCCGCCCTCGGCGGCATCGGTGAGGCCGTCCACGACTTGTGCATGCGCATGAACGACGAGGACCTCGGCGCGATATGCGACGAGTTCGCGACGTACACGGTGGTGGTGAAGTCGCGCGACGTGGAGCTGCCGCTGGCGAAGGTTTTTGACGACCACTTCGCGGGCCAGTACGGCGAGATGATGGCGTGGCTCCGGGCGTGCTGTGAGGTGAACTTCACCAGTTTTTTCGACGGCTCGAGGGCAAGCGACTTGCTCGCTCGAGCCATGCAGGTTTTGTCGAAGTGGCAATCCCCGACGGCGTCGACTGGGACGTCCAACGCGTCGCCACCAGCCGCCGATATGCAGACCAGCTAACCACGATCCAAACCCAGTGGTCGCTCGACGACCTGTACGAGGCGCACGCCGTGCTGGACATGTACGATGAACTCGAGCGCCGCGTGGCGGAGCAGCAGGCCCGCCGGTGATCGTCCGCGAGCTCCTCACGCTGCTGGGCTTCACCGTCGACAAGGCGTCGTACGACCGCGCGAGCAAGCAGTACGACGCGATGGCCGACCGCGCCCAGGCCAACGCGAAGGCCGTGCAGCAAGGCACCGCTGCGATGGGCAAGTTCGGACAGCAAGCCCAGCAAGCCGCCAAGGGCACGGGCATGATGGGCCAGGCGCTCGGCATGTTTCAGCGCTTCGCCGCCACGGCCGGCATCTCGCACTTGCTCAAGCAGTACACCACGCTCGCGTCCGACGCGAACGAGACGCGCGGCGCGCTGGGTCAGCTGTTCGGGCAGGAGAACATCGGAGCCATCGAGGCGTGGTCGCAGGCGCAGGGCAAGGCGATGGGTCGCTCCGAGTACGACCTGCAGAAGTACGCGGCCGGCCTCGGTGCGGTGCTCGGGCCGGTGACCGAGTCACGCGAGGAAGCCCAGCGCATGGCGCAGTCGCTGTCCACGCTGGCGGTCGACCTCGGGTCGTTTTTCAACACCTCGGACGAGGCCGCGATGGCCGCGCTGCGGTCCGGCCTGACCGGTGAGATGGAGTCGCTCAAGAAGTACGGCATCGTGATCAACGAGGCCACGCTTGCCGAGGTCGCGGCGGCGCAAGGCATCAAGAAAAAAATCACGGCGATGACCAACGCCGAGAAGACGCAGCTGCGTTACCTGGCGATTCTCGATCGGTCGAAGGCGGCGCAGGGCGACGCCGTCCGCACCAGCGACGGCCTTGCCAACTCCACCAAAGCGCTCGCCGCGCAGGTGAAAACGCTCGGCATCAACGCCGCCAAGCTCACCCGCTCATGGGCGTTGAGCGGACAGGCTTGGTACATGCTCAAAGGCGACTTCGGCGAACGCGCCGGCTTCGGCGACTACGAGCGACACGAGTCGCCCACCTTTCGCGTCGGGCTCGCCTTCACCCACAGCCGCGAAGATCGGCTCAACCAGCCGCCTGCTACCCAGCCGGACAATACGCAGATCCGCCTCA